AAATCAAATCGATTGAAAGCGTAGACCCTTGGATTGATAAAGGTTCTGCTATGGATTTAGTAAAATCAATCAGTAAATCAGACCACGGTTTCACAATTAAAATGGATCGCCTTGATCATATGATTTATATTAACTATAAAACTAAATTGATTAACGCGGTTAAAGAAAGCGTAAACCCAACCAATAAGGTTGAGTTGAAAGCTGAGTCAGACGGTGCTATCTCATACAGTTATGTTCAACTTGTCGGTGGTAAAGGCGATGCCAGTGGTGAAAACAAGCCTGAACCAACATTTGAAATTCCTCGTGAAGCTCCAAAAGTTGAAATCCCTGAATTTAACGGTGGGATTCCGGGTATTCCTGAAGAACGTGTAAAACCAGAATATACTGAGCCAATCGGAACAGTACCGAACGAAGCGCCAGTTTTGGATAAACCAGAGTGGAACGGCGGAACAGTACCGTTCGACGCTCCGAAATACGATAAGCCCGAATGGAACGGGGGCGTTATTCCTAATGATGCGCCACAGTATGATAAACCCGAATGGCATGGCGGAACAACTCCATTCGATGCACCAAGCATTGATAAACCTGAATGGTCAGGCGGTGTCGTACCTAATGAAGCTCCAATCCTCGATAAACCTGAGTTGATTATCGAGATTCCTGAAGAACCAGTTAAACCAACTACGCCATCAGAAAACACCCCTAACAAGCCCGTAACACCTCGTGAAGATAAAGAGGTACAAACTACCACAGTTACTTACAAACTCGAATCTGAGCCAAAACAAGTGGCAAATACGCCAGTTTATAAAGCCGCACTTCCTAACACTGGTGAAAAAGAAGGAATTGCTAGCACTTTGGGATTGGTAGTGATTGCTGCCGGTATCACTGCTCTAACTCTTGGATTTAAGAAGTACAACGAAGGTGAGGAAGAATAATCATGAAAGAAAACAACAAACAAGTCGTATTTTACAGCGCTGAAAAAGATGGATTTCTCGGAAAATACAAAGACAGAGGGAGTCTAGCATTTGAAGCGGGATTCAGCGAAGATTTAGAAAATGCTCTATCTATGCCGCTTGAGTCGTATGAAGACCAAAAAGACGAGCTCGACAAGCTTGCTGAACTGTTTGGCTGCGAAGTGCTTAATGTGGAAGTTGAGTACAACGTAACTAAACTTGACGGTTCGGACTTCGAACGCACAGAACGTAAAGAAATTACAAGAGACGAAATCAAAGCATTTTTGAAAAAAATAATTAATTAAAAAATCAAGAAGTGGTGGGAGGGTAGGCATTAAACATGGAACAAGAAACTTATGAAGTCGAGAACCGTTGGCGGAACAAGTACATGAATTTAGGTCGTGAGCTAGGCGAGATTATCAACAGTCAGCAAGACAGAATCTTGTCATTGTCTCACGAAAATAACAAGCTCAAAAGAGAGCTATGGCACCTAAAAAAGTCGAAGGGCAAGAAATGGCTCTAAAATCGCTTGTAACCGTCCTAAATAATCTAGTGGCACAATTACACTAGAGAAACGGTAAAACGGCAAATAACCCCCAAAATTTGAGAATTAGGGGTATTAAAAAGGATATGACATGGAAAATATGACATTCACAGAGTTGCAACAAAAATGCAACTTGAAAAAAGAAAGAAGGCACTGCCAAATACGCTTCAAGGCACGTCGAGGACATTTACGACGCCTTTAAGAGTTTGAAATCAAACTGGAGCGTTGTCGTCAACTATGACCTAGTCGAATTTTCTGGCAAGACTTTCATAAAGGCCATTGCAACGGCGTCTAATCGAGAGGAAAAAGAGCAAGCAGTAGCTTTCGCAGAATTGTCTCCGGTACCTATTTTGAAAACTCGTAACGGTGATCTAAAACAAATGAACGAACCACAATGGGTGGGAGCTGTGCAATCATACGCCGGCAAGTATGCCTTGCAAGCACTATTTGCAATCGGTGAGGAAGATGTGGACCATTTTGAAGTGGCGGAGGAAAGTTTGAAACCAAACCAACCTCACAACTATCAACCACATCAAAATCAGCAATCGCAACAAGCACACTACGAGTCAAGAAGCGATCAACAACCCAACTTCATAAGCAATGAACAGCATGACATCATCATGCAGCAAGTCAATGAGTTAGCTCTAATCACCGGACAAGCAACCGAAACGGTAGCGAATTACTATTTGAAGAAGTACAAACTAAATGATTTTCATGAGTTGCTAGTGGCAGGCTTTAATGTGGTATCTAACGACATTCAAGGACAAATTAACAATCGAAAGGGATAAAAACATGAAGGACGTAACGAACAATTTTCTTGAAACAATCGAACCGATATATACGCCGGGAACAATTAACTTTGATTTTGAAGCCTTTGACAAAGCTATTCAAGCAGCAGTTAGCGAGCTATCAGACGAGCAACTAGACCAGCTTGAATATAGCGACATCAAAAAAGAAATTACCCGCTATAAAGGGCTTGATGACAAGTTAGATGCAAAACGCAAAGAGATTTCAAAAATCTACAAGAACCCGCTCACAGAGTTTGAGGGCAATTTGAAGAAATCATGCAAGCCATTGCAGGAACTTGTCAACAAGTTGCGTGCAAAACGTGATGAAATCGACAATCACCAAGCAATGCTACGAGCTGACCACGTTAGAGCGGTATTTGAAGAAAAGTGTAAACTTGCCGGATTGGACAAGGACACGTTCAAGGATAAGTACGACGGCTATTCTTTGAAGAAGTATTTCAAAGACAAGAAGATGGAGCTCAAGAAGGAGACCATCGAAGAAATCGACGCTCTTGTATTGGCTGAGTATGACCGACTTGAAGAATACAAGGCTAACCTTAACATGATTGAAGAACAAGCCCTTGACTATGAGCTGCCGGCTGAGCCATACACTAGAGCGTTAAATAATGACACACCTCTAGTGGAACTCTTGAAGCAAATGAAAAAGGACCGTGATGCAGCTATTGAGCGTAAGCAGCAAGCAGAAGCCAAAGCGAAAGCAGAAGCGGCACGCTTGGCAGAAATTGAAGCCATGGCCCAACAATCAGCAAATGAGGAAATCAAAGCAGTCAATGCTGAAACTGGTGAGGTTATTGAAGACACTAAACCAGTCGAGGAAGTGCCTAGCAAGCCCGTTGAGCCTTACAAGGTCAATCTTGCTCTTACGTTCCATGGTGGTGAGAATCAATGGCACCAATTCGCCAAGTTGCTTGATGATAACTTTGTAAACTACGAAATTCTAGGAGAGAATCAATGATCAATAATGTCGAAGAATGGAGGGATGTAGTTGGATATGAAGGACTATATAAGATTTCAAGCAAGGGCAGGGTTAAAAGTTACCAAGGGAGACACAAGAAACCTAAAATACTAAAAATGTCAACGACAACGACGGGATATAAAAAAGTCGAACTCACGAAAAACAAAAGAAAGAAATCACTCAAAGTACATAGGCTAGTAGCTGAGGCTTTCCTTCCAAACGAAGAAAACAAACCATTCGTCAATCATATAGACAGCAATCCATTGAACAACGATGTGATGAATCTAGAGTGGTGCACACAAAAAGAAAATATGGTTCATTCGGCTATATACGGAAATCACAAAAGCTTCGCTTGGGAAAATAAAGATAGAGTGGTTTCAGAATACGAAGCAGGAACTTCACTAAAAAAATTAGCTCACAAATACGGATGTGGCAACGAACAGACGATAAAAAACGTCCTAACGAGAGAAAACATCAAAATAAGAACCCGGTCGGAACAAAGAATGAAATATAAATATTCTAGAGTAGAAATGGTTTCGTTATTTGTTAATGGAGCGAGAAATGTAGATATAGCAAAACAATTAGGAATACCAAGACAATTAGTAAATACTTATAAGTATAAGTGGAGAAAAGGAGAGAAACTATGTTAAATTCGGTCTGCCTTGTTGGGAGGACTACCAAAGACCCAGAGCTACGCTATACGCCTAGCAATGTCGCAGTAGCTACATTTAGCCTAGCCGTTAACCGCACCTTTAAGGACGCTAACGGCGAGCGTGAAACAGACTTTATTAACTGTGTTATCTGGCGCCAGCAAGCTGAAAATTTGGCTAACTGGGCTAAAAAAGGCGCATTAATTGGAATCACTGGACGCATTCAGACCCGTAGCTACGAGAATCAGCAAGGCCAACGAGTGTATGTCACTGAGGTAGTAGCTGAGAACTTTCAAATGCTAGAAAGCCGAGCGGCGCGTGAAGGTGGTAATGCAAACCAAGGCAACACATCGGGAGCGTTTGGTAATGGCAACGGGTATGCAGGGCCTTACGGTCAGCAAGCACCACAACAGCAAGGGCCAAACTTTGCAAGAGATAGCAGCCCATACGGTAATTCAAACCCAATGGACATCACTAGTGATGATTTGCCATTCTAATTTGAGGAGAATTAAAGATGACTAAGACAGAACAACTAATGAACCAACTAAAAGATGTCGCTCTTATGTTTGGTTGCGATATTGAAGACCTCGAAGCCGGACACGTAACACACCGAACAGCGCAAGGGGAAACAACTGAATTTGATAGGGTTACTCT